ACATGCGAAAAAATTTAAATATTATAATACGCATGAATAATTTAACTATAGAAAAAGCTTCTAATAAGAGCGAATCTGCACTTTCTAATGTTTCTAATCTTATAGGTGTTGTTCGTCTTACATTAAAGAGATTTATTGTTGACGGTAATGACTCAATATCGTTTATTACCGCCAACAAGTTTAATAATTTTATTTATCGTATTCATAAGCTATCTTCTGAGGAAAATAGTGTTAACAACACGAGTGTTAACAACACGAGTGTTAACAACACGAGTGTTTAAAAGAAGTTGCTTTCATTAGACTTAACAAATGAATTAGTCTTCTTGTAGCTATTTTCTGTTGAATAACCATCAGTATCTTCTTCAGCGTATAAGCATAATTTAGATGCTAATACATATCTTCTAAAATATGTCTGGCCAGATCCATGAACTTGGCAGGTTATCTTATTTTTAAAGTCTGATTCTTGATAGGGAATAATAGCTATAGAAACAGAACTGTATCCACTTAGTGCATGAGTTAATGTAGTTTTGACACATTCCTGGTAGTTATCGTTAAAGACTATATCTTGTTCTACGCAAATTCCATTTTTATGAAGAATTGGTTCTATAACTTTTAAAATATCACCAAGATCGGCGTATTTACCTCTGGCACCTGACTTGCTTTTAGGAATATCAGGAAACTCTGCCTGAGCCTTGAGAAATGCTTTGTAATATGCAATTTTACAAGACAAGTCTTCTTTAATCTTTTCAACACTCGTGTTGACAACACTAGTGTTGACAACACGAGTCTTTTCTGGACTAGACGAGTCTTGAATGGTTGTGTTACTAGATTTCATTATTTTCTTCTTGTTTTTTATGGCCACTTGGTAACATTGTTAACTGGTTTATAATTATAACATGCTTATATCTATTTTCACCTTCTTTGGATACCCAGCTGTCAAGTTTTATCCTGCCTTCTATTAGTACATGAGATCCAATGTTTAGGTACGCTTCTATAACCTTATTTAATCCACTCCAACAATAAGCTTCAATAAAGCATGTTTCTTTCTTTTCTTTATATACTCTGTTAGAAGCTAAGGATAATTTACATACCCTTTGGCCATTAATATCCTTGCATTCAGGATCTTTAGTTAAATTACACTGCATAACTACCAAATTTACAACATTAGTCATATTTGCTTTCCTTAATAATCGTTGTTGGACTTTATTTCATCATTAGAAATAAAACATATATTACAAAAAAATATCATATCTTTCTGCACAAAAGCGGAAATCCACTCATCGCAATTTTCAAGGACACGAGTGTCAAGGCCTTTTAGCTCTTTTCTGAAAGTTTTTTCATTATCATAAATATAAGATTTTTCTCTACCACTAACAAAATGAATAGTTATTCTATATCTAGTTTTTTTATTCATTATATTTCTCTTCTAGAGCATTAAAATGTTTAAATAAAGACAGTCCAAAATCTTCTAATTTTTCGAAATAATGGAAAAGTAACAATGCATTGAAGGCAAAATCTTTTTCTTTAACAGACATATAGCCAAGTTCTAAAATTGAAAATATTTTATTAGTGTCATGGACACGAGTGTCACGGACACGAGTGTCAGGCTCGAAGACTTTAGCTTTTAATCTATAAAATGGCCTAATAACAGAATATAACTTTAAAATGTCGCAATAATACTGACTGGCTTCTTCATGAATATCTTTTGCATAGCAATTTGTAAACTTTTGTAACGTACGGTATATAGGTACTAAGCTTAATCCTAAAGCTATTTTTAACTCATTAATGTCATGACTTAAATCGTTTCTTAATTTCATAATTTACTATTTTCTGTTATTTGTTACGTAATTTATTTAAAATCTTATCCAAGTCTTTAACCCAATACATTCTGTAATTGTTCATCGGATGCCTAACTGACTTTAACTTTCCACGAGCATCCCAACGCCTAATTGTACTAATACTTACTTTCATATACTTTGCTGTTTTACCAATACTTAATAACTCATTACTAGCTTCCATCCTTGTCTCCTCTTAAATTATAAAAAATATATTAACTCTATATAACTATATTAAACTATATTCAACATAAGTCAAGTTGTTTTCTAATAATATTTAATCTGGTATATTATTAGAAGAAAGGAAGAGCGTGAAAATAATTTTACCCGGTAAGCCAATACCCAAACATCGACCAAGATTCACAAAAAGAGGCTTCACTTACGACGATCAATCCAAAATAATGAAGAAATTGTCTATCTTAGCTAAATCACAATATCCTTCACAAGAACCAATAAATTCTCCAATTAGCATAAATGTAATCTTTTATATGCCCATACCAAAATCACTGTCTAATAAAAAAAGACAAATGCTTAATGGAGCATATCATCACTCGCGCCCAGATTTAGATAATTTAGTTAAGACTCTTGATATTTTGAATAAAATTATCTTTTCAGATGATGCTCTTGTATCAGAAATATATGCATGTAAAAAATATTCATTAGAACCACGTACAGAAATAAAGATAGAGTTATTATAAAAATATTAATAAGGAACGTTATGGAAGAGCGAAAACGTAAGCCTAGAGCAAGAAAATCCCAACCTACCATAGCAAAAGCAAAAATTGCTAGTCAAGAATTCCCCTGGCAGATAGACTTTAGAGATCAGTTTCGTATGAGAGGCGTTAGAGAAATAAGTAACGATGCTTTAAATTATTTAGCAGATCTAATGTTACAATGGATAAATCATTCCGAAGAGCTATACGACATTAAAATTTTACTATTTTATCAAAATTTAACTACATCAAATATGAAAGATTTTCAATTAAAATGTCCCAAATTAGATTCTGCAGTTAGTGCTACCTATCAAAAGATAGCTTATAATCGAGAACGTAATGCTCTGGCTAAAGATCCTTCCGGGATAGCTTTTAAACATATGCAAGGAGTTTATGATCCTGTATGGAAAACACAAGAGCAATACTTTAATGATCAAAGGGCTAAAGTAGCTGCAAATACAAAGCCACAAAATTATAATATTTCTATACCAACAGTTGATCAATTAGAAAGTAAATCTAATGATTCAAAATTTGAACGTGGAGGAGAGAATACTTCTAAAGAAGTTCATCCCGAGACCGTACCAGATCCCGATTCTACGAGCTCTTGAGGTAGACAAGTTTAGAAAGATATTGTGCGTGCTACCTAGACGTTGCTTAGCTAAAGATACGCACATATTGATGTCCAATGGCTCATGGAAATTCTTAAAAGATATCAAAAAAGGCGACTTAATTTTATCTTGGAATGGTCAAGAAATAGTATCTGATGTAGTTAAAAAAATATGGAGTACGGGTGTTAAAGAAACCAAGATAATTAAATCTTTTGGTAACATTCCAATTACAACATCACATGACCATCTTTTTGCAAATTCATGCCAAAATAGCGCAGTTATGCATTGGGATAAAGCTTCAGAATTAAAAGCTCGTCGCCAATTAGTTACCTATAACGGAAAAATTACTTTCAAATTAATTAATAATCCCGACATGGCTGAATTTATTGGTTATATGACATGTGATGGTTATGTAGTTAAGTACCAACAGCCTAAGTTTACTAATATCAATTTAGATATTTTAAAAAGAGTTGAATATTTAGCCAATAAACTTTTTGGGTATAAAGCTATATGGCGCAAAAAGGGAAAATGTTTTGATCTTGGGTTATCTAACGGAACCAATGGTGGCGGAACTTTTAAAAATACAATTAAAGAGTTATTTCGTGATGAGCATCAAGATATTCCAAAGTCCAAAAAGAGGTTGCTTTCTATAGTTTGGGGTTTGGATCTTGCATCAATTGGACGCCTATTTGCTGCTATAATTTCTTCAGATGGTAATATTTATATACATAAAGAACGCACCTTTAAAAATCCTAAAAGGAATAACACTGTAACTATAAGACCAACTGTTGAGATAACTCTTAATTGCGGAAAAAGTTATGATCTTTGTTATGATATTTATTGGCTCTTAAGGAAGTTTTGTTATTTACCACATATGCCATACCTAGAAAGAGGATCTAACTGGAAGATCAAGATTGGTCGTTCTTGTGATGTTAAAAATATATTATCTTTTGGTGATGTTTATGGAAAAACAGAAGCACAGCAACAAGCTTTATTGCTGCTAAGTGATATTAATCCTATGGTTCCAAAAGTACGTAAACTGTCTACTTTTAAATCGGTAGATGGATTACCGGTAGAGACGTACGACATCGAAACTAAAACTAACCATAACTTTTTTGCTAATGGATATTTAGTTCATAATTCAGGCAAGGATATTGTTGCGCTAAACCTAGCTATTAGACAACTGCTAACTCGTGTATGCACTGTCTACTATGTTTTCCCAACCTATTCACAGGCTAGAAAAGCTCTTTGGGATGCAATAGATATCCAAGGACAAAAAATTTTAGACTATATTCCTGAAGAGCTTATAGCTACTAAGAACTCATCTGATCTTAAGGTAACTTTTACCAATGGTTCAGTTCTTCAATTTATTGGTAGCGATAATTACGATAGATTGCGCGGCACAAATCCGTACGGTGTAATATTCTCAGAATATGCGACGCAAAATCCGTTTGCATACGCAACTGTGCGTCCCATATTAGCAGCTAACGGTGGATGGGTTATAATGGCTAGCACGCCATTTGGTAAGAATCATTTCTGGGATTTATATCAGATAGCTAAGAACTCTAAGGATTGGTTTTGTTATCACTTAACGCTTGATGATACTCAGCACATACCAATAGAAGAAATAGATTCACTTCGTCTTTCTGGTGAGATGAGTGAGTCGATGATAAATCAAGAATTTTTCTGTAGCTTTGAAACGGGTGTAGAAGGTAGTTATTACGCAAAAATTATAAATGAACTCAGGCTTAATAATAGAATAGGCGAAGTACAATATGAAAGCTCGTTTCCTGTTCATACTGCTTGGGATGTAGGATATACAGATGCCACAGCTATTATATTCTTTCAGGTAATTGGAAAAAGCATACATATAATCGATTATTATGAAAATAATAACATGGCGATGGAGGAATATGTACAGGTAGTAAAAGCGAAACCGTATGCTAAGAATTATGGTCGTCATGTAGCGCCTCATGATATATCGAATAAGAACTCATCTAATGGTTTGAGTCCCATGCAAATAGCGTCTCAGTTAGGTTTAGATTTTATTAAGGGGCCTAGGATGGAAGTGTTCCATGGCATACAGGCAGTAAGAGCAAAGTTACCTACTTTTTGGATTGATATGCATAAGTGTTCTATCTTGATTAAGATGTTAGAGAACTACCGAAAAGTTTATAATCAAAAGAAGATGGATTTTGAGCAAAAACCGCTTCATGACTTTTCCTCCCACGGATCGGACGCAATGCGTCTGCTATGTACGTCTTTGAACTTATTGCAAACTAACTCTACAGCAGAAGAGATAAATGCTAGATATAATAGAGTCATGTATGGTACTAGTGGTAATAAGTTTAATCCTTTAGGATAATAAGTATTAAAGTTTATGTTTTATATATTACTAAGGGGACCGTGTAATGAAGTTATTTCCTGCTAACTCTATAAATTTTTACTCTGAAAAGAGTAATTATATAAAATCTAAGATGCAAGATTTCTACCTCGACTACAACGACAAGAACCAATCTTTTAGGCATCAAGCTGCACTCGATTCAAGATTCTATTCAGGAGATCAAAATGTATGGAATGAAGTCTATACTAATGTACCTGTAAATAGGCGCAACGTATTCAATTTCAATCGGATAAGACGCATAGTAGAAATGATATCTGGATATCAAAAGCGCAACAGAATGAGCACAATCGTCCAGCCAGTAGAAAATGGAGATCAGGATACAGCTGATCAGTATTCTAAGATTTTTAGTCACATTAATCGTAAAGAATATGTACTTGAGACTATTTCGAGTTCGTTTAATGAAGCTCTTACCACAGGATTTGGTTTATTATATTTATGGAACGATTACAGACAAGATCCTGTCTCAGGTTCTTTAAAGGTGGATGCTCTTAGTTTTAATTCCTTTCTTATAGATCCGTATTTTCGCAAGCAAAATCTTTCTGACTGTAACTGTTTATGGAAAAGAACGTTTTTAACTAAGAATCAAGCAATATCATTAATTCCAGATAAAAAGGGAATGATTGAAGAAGTTGCGTTAGAGACTAATGATGATCTTTTTACCTTTATGCCTGAGCACGATAAAATAGATAGAAAGAATCTATTGGCATACGATGAGTATTACTATTTAGATTCTAGAAAACAAAAATTACTTGTTGATACTCAAACTGGTGAGACTACGGAATGGAATAGTAAGTCTGACTTTGGATTAGAACAGTTTTTAAAGTTCAATCCATCTGTTCATTTAGTGGAAAGAGATATACCTACTGTTAAATTAGCTATTCTTATTCAGGGTGCACTGGTATATGACGGCAAAAACCCATTGGGGATCGACAAATATCCATTTGCTCCTGTTTTTGGGTACTTTAATCCTAATATTGATGACTATTCATTAAAGTTACAATCTGTAGTCAGAGGGCTTAGAGACCCGCAATATATTTATAATCTGAGAAAAAATATAGAGCTCGATATAGTCGAGAGTCAGATTAATTCTGGTTTTATATATAAAGAAGATGCGTTAGTAAATCCAGATGATATTCATCTACGAGGTCAGGGCAAAGGGATAGCTCTAAAATTTAGTGCAAATATGACTGATATTCAGCAGATACAAGCGCCACAGATTCCACCGTCTATATTTCAGCTTTCAGAGATCATGGCTAGAGAAATACAGGAAATATCTGGTGTTAACGAAGAGCTTCTAGGTTCGGCAACTGACGACAAAGCAGGTATTTTATCCATGCTTAGACAGGGTGCAGGTCTTACAACATTACAGACTCTATTTGATCAGTTAGACATGTCGCAAAAGTTATTAGGTTCGATCATGTTAGAGGCTATACAAGCTAACTACACTGTTGGAAAAGTTAAGAGAATTATAGAAGAAGAGCCATCGCCTCAGTTTTATAATAAGGCATTTGGAACATATGATGCAGTTGTGACTGCTGGATTTAATACAGCAACTCAAAAGGCTCAAGAGTTTGGTGATTTACTAAGACTTAGAGAACTTGGGATTCCTATTCCTGATGAGACTATTATTGAATCTGCAACCTTACAGAACAAGACTAAACTTATTGAACAGATGCAAAAAGAGGCTCAAGCTAAACAACAGCAACAACAACAGATGGAACAAATACAACAACAGCTTCAGATGGCACAAGCGGAACTTGCTAAGGCTAAAGTTCAATCTGATCTTTCTTTGGCTAAGGAAAGAGATTCTCGTGTGTATTCTAACATTGGTTTAATGGATGAGCGCAGACAGGAAGCTGAGAAAGACAAGACACAATCTATGCTTAATTTGGTTAAGACACTTCAAGAGATAGACGACATTGATTTAGATCAGCTATCAAAGCTTATAACTTTATCCAGGGCTGTTGAGGGCGAAGCTACCAAAGGTAATAATGCGGAGCAATTAGGAAGTGCTATTGTTACAGGTGCTACCCAAGAAGCAAGTTCAACAAATACTAATAAAGGAATGTAATGAGTCCACAGGCAATAAGACCCAAAGGTATACCTAAGGATGTTTTTGAGGATCTTTTAGGTACAGAAAAAGACAAGAAACAGAAGCGTAAGAATAAGCATAAAAAAGATAGACCTTGGAAAAAGAAGAAGGAAAATGATGCTTAAATTAATTTGTATATGTATTTGCGTTCTGTTTCTTTTTGGGTGTTCTAAAAAACATGATACTTATTGTGTTATTACTGAAACTATAAAAGATAATAGAAAGGTAACTACTATAAAAAAACCTGTATATGGAACAGTTAATTTTATGAAATTTCCAGAAATTGTTTATACAATGAAATAGTAGGTATTTTATGACTGTTAAAATTGAAGATCCATCTAGTTATACAGATATAGGCAAGCAAGCTTTAGAGAGAAACTTAAAGACAAATAACGATACTGTCCAGGTTCGTGAGTTATCTAAGGAGATGAACAAGGACTATATGGATACTCTTATTGATACTGCTTTAAAGGATAAGAGCAAGTACGAAGGTAATTATTATGTTGTTGTTTTAACTAAAAGAGAACGACTAATAAAAAGGACTATTCGTAATCTGTTTTTTACTAGGCAATCATGTCCGAGTCCAAGTTATGAGCAAACGGTATACAAGTTTAATCCAAAAGATGAAATCTTAGAGTTTTTATGGGTAGTGCCATCTAAGAGTATATGCGAGAAAATGATCCAACAGAGGTATTTTATTGAACTTCAATCAGATCCTTTGTTGCCATATGTTGTAGATTTCTATACAGGTGAATTAATGTATAAAGCTATGGAATTAAATAAAGAGGTTTAAATATGTCAGAAGAGGTAAAAGATCAAGAACTACAAGAAATTGTTCAAGACACAGATGAAGAAGAAGTTCAGGGAACAGTTGAAGAAGTTGAGCAAACTTCTCAAGAACCAATTCAGGAAGCACAACAAGAAGTTAAGTCGGTTAAGGGCACTTGTGCCACCGACACAAGTGTCGCTGACACGAGTGCCAAGGTTTTAGAAAGAGAAGAAAATATTAGAGCTTTGAGGGCATCAAGAAAGAATCTTCAATTAGAACGTGATGCATATCTTAAACGTCTACAGGATCTTGAAGCTAGTCAGCTTGCAGCTGCACAACTTAAAAAATCTAATGATGTAGATTTTAACAACATAGATGATGAATATGATCCTAATAGTAAAGATATTAAGTTATTAAAGCAGCAATATGCTCAGATGGCGGTAGATAATTCTAGGATGAAGTTATACACTCAGTTTCCTGATTTTAGCAAGGTTGTTACAGAAGAGAGTATATCTATATTACGACAAAGATTTCCAGAGATAGCAGCAACGTTAGATAATGGTAAAGATTTTTATTCAACTGGTGTATCTACATATAATATTATTAAAAAGTTTGATCTTTATATTGACAACACTAGTGTTGATAACACTGTTGATCAGGAGCATGTTAAGGGTAAAGAACGTGTTGAAAATAATATTAATAAACCTAGACCAGTAAGTTCTCTTAAGAGCGAATCTGCGCTTTCTAATGTTTCTGATTACTCTGATCTATCTGATAAGAAAGTAAGAGATGAAATAATAAGAATTGCAACAGAACGTGCAGCAAATGGATAGAATCATAGTTTTATGTATCCTTTTTTTTCTATGATTCTATTTATTTGATATTTTAAATCCTTTACTACTTGAACCCTTGACTTAGAAATAAGTTGGGGGTTATTTCTTATTTAACTCTTAAATTATTGTTTTTTACTTTTGGGATTGTTATTATTTATATAGCTATAAGATGTATAAGTTAAGCTAGAGCTGTACGGGTCTTCGCAAGCCCATAGACTGTATCTTGAGTTCGTCACTCAAAAATCTAGGTATCTTATATACTTATGGTCCGCTGTAGGGCACGTGCCCATAGGATCTCGCAAATCTAGGACCGTAGTAGGTTCGTCTACTCGTAGATTCGTCTACTCGTAGACTAGTCTACATAAGCTTCGTCCGACTTAAGTTTAAATGTATAGTTCTTATATTTTTATTACTTAAGGAATCAATATGGCAAGAGTAACAACCTCAACGCTGCCTCAACCAGTACAGGTATATTATGATAGAGTGCTTTTATCTATGGCTGATCCTGCACTTATTCATAATTATGCAGCTGAAAAAAGAAATTTAGCTTCAAGAAGTGGAGATATTATTCGTATGGAAAGATACGATGATATCGGAACAGCGACAGTTGCACTTGGAAATACAGGTGTGACACCTCCTAATAAATCAATGGCATCTGTATTCATCGATGCACAGATACAATTTTATGGCACATGGGTGGAAATCAACGAACAATGTGATCTAACAAGCCAATCTCCTGTATTGAATCAGAGAGCCAAGCTTTTGGGTCGTTCGATGAGACAAACAGAAGATGAGCTTATTAGAAATATGTTAGCAACAACTGCATTTGTGGTATTTGCTTCAGGTGGAGTAGATGGTGATGTACCAACAGAGATAGCTCTTTCAGATATTCAAGAAGTAGTTAAGGGTCTTTTGGGCAATGATGCAAAGACAATTTCTGATTCTATTACTGGTGCACTTAAGTTTGGAACATCTCCAATTCCTAATGCTTATGTTGGAATGGGTCACACTGATTTATCTTCAGCCTTAGAAAACATTAATGGTTTTAAATCAACAATTGAATATGCAGATCAAAAACTGCTTGGACCTTCTGAATGGGGTTCTTTAGGGCGTGTAAGATTCATGCTTTCTTCTCATGGTTATAAGTCTTTAGCTACATCAGGTTTGGGTAATACTGTATACAGTACAATTATTACTGGTATGGAAGCTTACACAACTGTTGGTTTAGAGAAGAATAACGCTAGCTTTATTTATCATGACTATAGAATTGCTGGTGGCCCACTTGAATTGAATTCAACTGGTGGTTGGAAGATGTCATTTGCTCAAGCAATTACAAATGATGGTTGGATAGCAAATCTTAAATCAACACTATTAGTTTAATAGGAATAAATATGAATAATATAATTCAGCAAGGCAGTTTTACTGCTGATGGAAATGCTAAAACATTAAAGATACGTTCAGATGTAGATTGGATTCAAATAGTTAATGAAACTCAGCATGCAGCAGCTAATAATGGTTATGGAGTTGAGTATTACTGGCAACGTGGTATGGGCACAAGTTCAGTAATGAAGTATCGTCCAGCTGGAGATCAAACATTAGCCTCCAATGTTAGTGCCAATTCTATCATGTTGATAGATTCATCTAATTTTGCTGTAGGCACAAGATATGCTGTAACTGCAGGTTCAAATGCAACAAGGCCTGTTTATACAACTGCCAACACTGGAACAATGATAACGGGTGACACTGACAGTATTGTTAGATTAGACAATACAGATCAAACCAACCTTAATGGTTTAGATTTTACAGTAGATGCAGTAACTACAGATACAACTTTTAGACTTGCTAATACAATTGCAACAGCACCAGGTGTTGTGGCTGGAGCTAGTGGTTACTTTAAGGTCATTGCACCTAATCTTGAAATCTACAGAATGTTTACACCAAGTAACAGAATTATTGGTAATGTTACAGCAGCAGCTAGTGCAGTAGTAACGACATTAGTAGATCATGGGTATGCAGTTGGACAAAGAGTTAAGTTCCACGTACCTGCTACTTATGGAATGACACAACTTGATGGTTTGACTGGAAATATTACAGCTGTAGCAGCTGGTCCGCCAAACACATTTACTGTAGATATTGATTCAACAGCATTTACAGCATTTAATTTTCCTCTTCCAGGAATAGTACCATTTAGATATGCTAATGTTGTTCCTGTAGGTGATAATCCTGGGTATGCTTCACATATAACATGCCCTGGTCTTTTTTATAATCAAGGATTCATTGGAGTGATTCTTGCAGGTGGAACAACAGATCCAGGAGGAAATGCTGGTGATAAAATTTACTGGTTAGCTGGTAAATCTGAAATGATCACTACTGAATAATAAAGACTAGTTTGTGGGCCCAACGTGGGCCCACTCTGATAATGAGGCAGCCATAAACTATAAACAGTCAGTTACTATATTACATATCAGTTAGTTACTGTATTACATAGGAGGCCATATGGCAGAGAATAAATCAATTACTATAATATCTAAATCTACTATTGCTCAGCAAAGAGAACGTGATGCAGAGTTAGTAAAAGGTAGATTTTCATTTTTAGAGTGTCCTGGAGGAACTTTGAAGTTTTCTTATAAAAAATATAAAGGAGACAAATTAGTTTCATATTCATTAAAGGATGGCGAGATTTATAAAATTTCAAAAGGTGTTGCTAAGCATTTAGCTACATCGGGAAGTTATCCGGTACATGAATATGCTACAGATGAAAATGGTAAACCAATTATACGCATTGGACGCAAGAAAAAAAGGTATAATTTTGAAAGTTTAGAATTTTTTGATGAAAGAGATTTAAAATCTAATTTGTATACAGTAGAAAGAATTTAAATTTTAGGGGATAAATGCTATGCCTACGCCAGATTCAACTTTATCAACTTTAGGGAAAATAAGAACTAAGGTTAGACGAGTTACTAGAAACCCATCTGAGGCACAAATATCTACACCTGAAATAGACAATTATATAAACAATTTTGTGTTATACAGTATGCCTGCGCATTTAAAACTTGGTTCTTTAGAGAGTGTTTTAACTTTTTTTACACATCCGGATGTAGATGTATATGAAACAAGTCTTACGGATACAGCTGACCCTTTATATAATTTTAAAAATATTTATACAAATGTTTTAGATCCAGTTTTTGTAGATGGAAGTCGAGCATCGTTATATCAGTCAAGAGATGAATTTTATAGCATTTATCCTCAAATTAATTCTAGAATAAGCATTGGAACTGGTGATGGAATAGAGGTAGATTTTTGGGGATATGCATCAGATTATCCTATACTTAAAAACTCTTTAGTAGTTTCTACTGTTAATATTCTTGATGAGAATGTTATAGCTAGAGACAATGGGCTTGGAGAATTTTTAGGAGATGTTAATCCATTAAGTTCAGTTTCTTATGATACAGGTCAAGTTTATATTTCTTTTACAGTTGCTCCAGCAGCAGGAGAAACAATTTGGGCTTCATCAGTATCATATTCAGCAGGAAAACCTATTTCTATATTATTTTTTGAAGATAAATTTGTAGTAAGACCTATACCAGATCAAGCATATAAAATAGAGATTAATGTATACAAAAGACCTACTGAATTTTTGAGTACTGAACAAGTTCCTGAGTTATCAGAATGGTGGGAATATATAGCTTTAGGAGCTGGTATTAAAATACTTCAAGATAGGCTTGATAGTGAAGGTATTAATATGTTAATGCCTATGTTTAAAGAACAAGAAATATTAATTGGTAGACGTAAGATTGTTCAGAACGCAGGTAAAAGAACGCCTACTATATACTCAGGAGCAGAATAATATGGCCTACTCAGCTAACGTTCCCGTAGATATTAATGAGTCTTTTTCTGTAAGTCAGCCAAAGATAACAGAGAATTTTGGTCTAATAAATACAGTTATTTCAGTTGACCACGTAACATTTGACGTTGCTGGTCTATCTGGAAAACATAAACAAGTAACGTTTCCACAACAAACAGTTACTCCAGCAGTATTTCCACTTTTAACAACTGCTACAGAAATGCAGATATATTGTGCTACAGATGGAGCTGTCCCGGCTTTATTTTTAAGAAAAGAAAGTCAGGCAGTTGGTGTTGTTACTGCTGATATTAATTTTACCACAGCTACTAAGGCTGCTGTTGGAACATGTACATTACCTTGTGGCATAATTATGAAATGGGGAATTGGAGCTATAGCTGGTGGTTCCCAAACTTCTGCTGCAATAACGTT